TCCATCTATTGTAGTCATTTGAGGAATTCTTAGTGTAATAGCCTGTACTCTTAAAGATTCTAACAATTTAGTATCCATTTTTGCTAGTGTGTAATTTGTTCCAAGTGTAGCAGCATCAAGCAAATCGGTTGTTTTGGTAATACCATCTGTACCAATAGAATGTAATCCATCAGTTGCCTCATACTCAAACCAATGAGGATGTAAACGTTTGCTAATACCAAGACCATCTAAACCGGTTACAGCGTTAGATAATGGATCATTAATACCATAATATAATCCTTGATATATGTATTGATTTTTTATTTTTGAAAGTAATCTTGTTAATCCCGGTTGTGCTTGAGCAGCAAGATTATAAATCTTTGAACGTTGCTCATCCATTCCACCAGTCTTAGGTTTTACACCAACACGCCATTGGTTTACGTATGCTCTCATCCACATCATTGCTTGATCTTCTTCAGCACCTTTCAATACTGAATCACCAAATTTGAGTCCAGTTCCTTTTAAATCACGTACAAAAGGAATTTGGACATTGTCTCTTCCGTGTGTTGCCGCTTCATCCCATACTTTAATTGGATGACCACCAGGAGTATCTTTTGAACTCCCGTTGTCATCGTTTATTGCACTAAAGTTAGAAAATTTTGACCAAAATGTATTGTACCAAGATTCCTTGTGCAATGTTGCACTAAGAACTGCTACATTCCCTACAAAACTTGCTGTTGTTTCCATATATACCTCTTATTTTGAAAGTTTTTTTAACTGTGATAAACTAAGTTTTTTTAGAAGACCCTTCGCTTTATCAGGGTTGTTCCTAAGCATTTCGCTAATATTAACTCTTTTATTTGTTTGTCCAGACGCTGACATACGTGGCTGTTTATTCTTATGAGCGTTTTGAATCCTATCTCGCTCATTAGTTTTAACAGAAATTTCCATAAATTTTTTATACCGAGTAGGATCATTACGCATTAAACTTGCTTCTAAATCAGCTTCTGTAATTAATCCATTTTCCGAAAGTCTATTTACTGCAAAGTCTTTTACTACTTCCATTTCACTTTCAGATAACTCACTAAATTTTTGTGTAAATTTCTCTACCGCTTTTACATTTTCTCTCTGTGCAAGATTATGATTATACTTTTCCTCAGCACTCAAAACTCCAAACTCACGATTTAATTTGTCATATTCCTTTTGTAATTTCTTATCTTCTTCATCAAATCGGTCAAAATCATCAGAATAAATTTTTTCTTCCAATTCGCTAATACGATTAGAAATATTACCCAAAGTTTTACTACCTTTATCCTTTACAGGAGGTATATAACCTTTTCTTAAATCGCCTAATTCTTTGCCTTGTTCTCCAAGTTTTTTCTCCAAAGCTTTATAAGAAAGCAATACATCTTCTTTTGACTTTCCATCCCACTTTGAATCTACATTCCCTACTTGATTACCAGAATCACTTTGTCCATCACTGGAGTTATCTGTCGTTTGAGACTGTGTATCTTCATCATCACCACCTAAATCAATATAAATATCACCGTCTGTTCTTTCTTCTTCTAACATTTTCATTTCTCCCTTATATTACCCTCTATACGAGGATATAATTTGTTATTCACTTTGACCACCGTCTTCTTGTAATGCTTTTTCTTGTGCTAATTGTTCAAGTACTTGACCATCTTCATTTAATGCTTGTTCCCTTGAAGCATTGTCTGTTTGAATACCCATAACCATTTGCATATATTCTACTTGTTCTTCCCAATCAGGTAATTCAGAATCTTTTAATAACCACTCAGGATTAATTAATTCCATTCCAAATAAATTAACAAGTGCCATTTTTTGCATAAATTTTTCTTCTCTATATGTAACAGATTTTTGTCCTTCATCAACAGCTATCTTACCGTTAAAACTATTAATGTCATTAATAATATTTCCATCACCCATATCCATATTAAGAATAACTTCTTTGCTCTCACCTTTATTGTTCATAATTGTTGCAATCCTGTTAGGTTCTCCATAAACTTGACCTATTGTATGTAAAATATATTCACCTATCATTTTTCTAGTTTTACTAAGATTATTAAAATAATGATTACTTGTAACTCCTGCCACTTGATTTTTCATATTAAATAATCTTCCACTTTCTTCTGAATACTCTGATTTACCCCTCATAGAATCATTAATTGCAGAAATATCATTCATATTTTCTTCATCATCGTTTAGTTTTTCTTTTATAGAATATGGCACTTGATTAGGTTGTAATCTGAATGGTATAGTTTTAGAACTTTTATAAACAAAACTTGCATTTGGTTTATTACCTATTTTATCATATTGTTCTTTTGTTTCTTTGTCCGAATGATGAAAAAACACAGGAGCTGAAATTGAATGATCCAAAAATGCTAAATACTGAACTTCTCTTTTATTGTAACTTTTTTGAATTGGAATCAACGATTTAACAAATGAGTCTGACTCAGTTTTAATATGATTATAATCAAAACTCATATATGGAATAACATCGAACATATCTGTATTTAAATCAGACAATTCATCCTGTAAGGTCATATCAACGTATGGTACTATTGCTTTTATGTTCATCCTTTTCTGCATCATTTCAGAGACAAATACATATTCTTTATTTTTAAATAAGTTTTTAGATTCATCTTCACGAACATTTGAATATTTTTCTGTTGCAATTTCCATAAATACATATTCTTTTACTAAAACTTTTTTTTGTAACTCTAACACTTTGAATTTATTTTCACTTTTATCATAATATTCATTCTGTGGATAAGTTTTGTTCCATACTGAATATATTTCATCAACATTCAATAACGAGTTCCACCAAGATTTATCTACAGGATCTATTTTTTTATCATATTTTTCTTTAATATCTTCAGCTGTCATCCAACTTTCTTTTATAATCCAATCGCAATCTCTCAAAAAATAATCTTTAAATGTTGGGTCTGGTGTTATCATATAAGAGTTGGCTAGTTTAAATGTATATTCTTTTTCTGCGTTATTATTTAACTTTGTTCCAATTTCAATCCATGCCGGGATAGGAGTAATTAGTCCTGTCTTAAAAGTTTGGCTGATTATATACTCTAACTCTGAATCGTTTTGTATAGATATGAATAATTGTTGTAAAAGTTCTGACAAATCGTCATATTCCTCCGAAGCTGGCTTAACTATTATTGATCTTCTATTTTGTTGTTCTATTCCAATTAAATTATTTAATCTAGGTAAGATTTTATTATAAACTACATTGTCTGGTCTCCCAGTATGTCTCAAATATTTTTTTTCTTCTGATGACCATTGATCACCAATAGCAAATTTAAAACATAGCATAGAATCTTTAATAGCATCATGCCATCTGTCTTTAGCCTTACTATATAGATCTAAAACTTCTTTTATTACTATATCCATTTATTCTCCTATCACATATAAAATATATATATTTAAAACCTTGTCAACATTTATTTTATCACATAGCCCAATTTGAACCTATTGACTCAGTTTTTGTTTCTTTCATTCTTTCACGCCAACCTTTTTTTTCTTCAAGTTTCTTTGCACCAGAAGGGTAAATTTCCATTGATAAATAACGCAAAGCATCATACGCATGATCTTCACCATTGGTATCAACATCTTCTTTCCTTTTAATATCAGTAATCAAGGATGGAAAAGTTTCAATACAAACTGTACAATTAGAAGTAAACCGTAATTTTGGAACGCCATCATCAGGTATTCTCATCAAATCTCGCATCAACATTGCTCCAGCAATACGATCATTCCTTCCTCTTTGCATACCTTGAACGCCATTCTCATAATAGATATTTGCTGGTGATGTTGGAGTTTCATCAGCTTCTAAATTATTTATCCAATATGCAGGATCCGCAATTGTAGTAAAAATATCAGATTCTTTCAATTGCAAAAAATTCATTTTATTAACAATCATTTTAGCTTGTGGAGTTACAGAAAGTCCAGCAATTACAATTTCATCAAATACAATCATATTTTTATCTCTATCTACTGCCACGAATAAACAAGCAAAAGGATTACTTGTTCCATAATCCATTGCACGATATATAGTATAAGCATCTAAATCTAATTTAAATTTTCTTTCTGGAATAATATGATACATATCGTTCCACTCAAAAAATTGACCAACTTTTGCCGACCAATCTCCAAATAACCACATACTCCGTATCGGTTCAGATAATCCCATAAGATATTTAATATATGAAGGGTCAGTATAAAGTAATATTGGATTATCTAGTACACCAAAAGGCACATATTGATAAGAAGTTCCAGTTTCATCATAATATGGGATATTAGGAATTTGTTCTATATATCTCAGATTATATCTTTTAATGAATTTTTCTTTCCCTTGTTTTGGCGGGCATTTATCAACTAACAGTTTTTTAAGCCAAAGATTACCAATACCTCCTGGATTTGATGTCATACGTAAATATCCTTTTAATACTGCATCATCAGAACGTAAAGAACCACGAAGCATTTCAATCCATTCAAAAGGGAATTGATTGGCTTCTTCTATTCCAATATAATGATAATTACCACCAATATATTTTTTAACATCCCCTATACAGTCGAGATGAACAAGATAAACCTTTGCACCAGATTTACATTCATAACATTTTCTACGTTCAACCCAATTTCCACCTAATTTATCCATAAATTTATCAGTAAAAGGTTTAAAATTTTTAATCAAATCCGGATAAGTACGTCTAATTAATATTGCTGTATATTGTGGATAATCAATGCTCACTTTGACTTTCCCATTGATAATTTCTCTAGGTCTAATAATTGCATCTGCTGCAAGAATTAGAGACTTCCCACCACCTCTAGCACCACCACCTAAACAGATATCAGCTGTAGATTCAAGAAAATCAACTTGTTTCTGCGAAATTGGAGTGAATAACTTATTTTTAACTACCTTTATCCATTCCTCAATATCTTTATTGTTCATTTATCTATTCCCATTTCTATATCTTCAGCTGAAATAAAATCATATTTTGATTGTTCTGGAGCTTTCTGCATAGTATGTTTCACTTCACCAGACATAACAACATCAATAACAAACTTATTAGATTCTGATATTCCTGATTCATCAATAGTTAGCATCTCAGTTTTTTTACTTAATGAATCATATAGTTTGATTTTATCTTGTATTTTCATATTTTCTAAATCATCTTTACTAAAACTTTCCATTAATTTTTCCATAATTGTAATGGATTCCAATGCTAAGGATTTTTGTCTATTTCTAACAAATTCAGGAGATTGACTTAATATTTTCCCTCTTTGTTCCCAAATACGAGATAGTCTTCTCCTTGTCACATTTGTTATTCCAGTAACATATGTATAATCCGGGTTTCCATTTGATTTTACTGTAGCATCTAATAATGCTACTAGTTTTATTTCTTTAGCTATAAACGAAGCATAATCAACACCAAGATTTTGTATAGTATTCTTCATAAGTTTTTCTTGTACCATGATATTATATTCTTCAGCACGAATCATTTCATTTTCAACTTCTTTTCTAAGTTTTACTTTCTGTTCATCTTCCCATTCTTTATTTAATTGTTTCTTTTCTTTTTCTGATAAATCAATAGAGACAGTCCTTTCTACTTTCCCTTGTTTAGCAATTTCTAATGATCGTTGATCTATATCAGCACGAAATTTTTCGACTGCTAACGAACTAGCTTTCTTTTTATATGCCATTATACGCCAAGTTTGATTTTAAGTATTTTTTTCTCTAGGTTTAATATCTTGATATGAGTATTAAAAGCATTTATCATTTCTACTAAGGTTTCAACTTCTATTTTCTGGTTAGATTTCAGTTTTAGATTTGTATTAATCAAAGTATTCAATGCGTTATCATTCTTCTCAATATATTCATTTATACCAATTTCAA